TTTGTCAGTTGTGCAACCATTACTAATCCAGATTTAATTGTAAAAGAATCCTATGCTGGTATTGATACCGGAACGATGAATGATTCTAAATCATTGTGGCAAGTAAAAGCATATGTGGACAATTTTGGAAATCCTACAACATCAAAATATGTCGCAGCAAAAAAGGATGTAGAAGGAGTGTTCTCTAATTCCGCTACAACAAATTCAAAAGCTTATGCAAGATTTCTTGTAAATAGAGATTCAATTGGTATTCAGCTCTATGAGTATAGTATGAAGTCACCAGTTTCCTTGTTGTCTTTTGAGAACATTTATCTTTCTGTAAGAGAGACATCTGGAAATGTGATTTATGTTGGTTATTTGAGCAAGAGTTCAGATGGTAAGAGATTCTATGTAAATTATGGCGATTTCGTGGAATTGATGGAAGCTTTCGCTAGAAACAATAAGTTACAATTCTATTTCGAAGTGAAGAGTGATTACTCATCAACCGACCCATATCTTTTCAATGTAGATACAACTGGTTTTGTTTGGGCTTACAAACAGGCTTTTGGAACAGTTTAATCACTTGGCAAGTATTTTACACTTGATTCAAGTTGAAGACAATCAATACACTATAATCACAAGGGACCCGGCAAGAAAAGGCTGGGTCTTTTGCTGGAGAAAAGATGAAGAAAAGCGTCATTGTCATGGACAAGAGGAAGGGAGACAAGGAGTTTCCGTCAGTCACCGCATGTGCCGTTGCCTTGAACGTTTCACCCTCCACCGTGAGGAACTACTGCAAGACAGGCGAGTATCTGGAGACATTCGTCGGTCCGGTGCGAATCAGATATAAAGAAGCGAACTGAAGACCTTGGGAGACCGGGGTCTTCTTCATTGAGGAGGGTGCATGCCATACAAACCAAAGAAGCCATGTGCCTATCCTGGTTGCCCTAACGTAACAAATACTATGTTTTGTTATAAGCATGGGGCTTACGAGAACAACCGACCCCCACGACAACACAACCGGTTCTACTACACCTCCGAGTGGAAGAAAGCACGAAAGGAATTTCTCCTGGAGCATCCGATATGTGTCTGCTGTGGAAGACCTGCAGTGATCGTGGATCATGTGGTACCAATCAAAGATGGTGGTGATCCACTGGAGCCAAGTAACCTCCAGGCGCTCTGCTGGAGCTGCCACTCAAGGAAGTCGATTGAAGATGGATCGAGGTACAGACGGAAGGTGTACAGCTACTAAGTCAGGCACAAAAATAAGCTTGAAACAAATCCATAGGCTCCAATTGCCGACACTCTTTGTTCCAAGCTTCTGTGCATCTTCTGTGCGGCAGCACCAATTGCCCACCGGCTTATCTTCCTCAATGCAACTTTAATATAGCATAAAAACCGACCTTGTCAAAAGGTACCGGGGGGATGGTCAAATCTCTACCCTACTAAACCGATTTAGCGGGCGCATGCCCTCACGCGCATTTTTCCCCGGTTCAAAGGGGTATTAACCCAATCAGATGAAAGGAGAACAAGAATATGGCCAAGGACGGCACACAGAGGGGCGGTCCCAGAAGGGGGACGGGCCCGAAGCCAAAGGCTGTTCCTGCCATTGCCATCGGTGACCTGACAGCGGAGTGCGAGCTCCCTGATCCATATGACCTTGATGGCGATGACATGCCTCAGGTCGAGGACTACATGAAGGATCCGCAGAAGGATGGAAGCACCCTGATGGCGGAGAGGATATTCAGGAACACCTGGCTGTGGCTGAAGAAATACGGTTGCGAGAAGCTTGTGAGCACTCAGGTGATCGAGTCATATGCCATGAGCTATGCAAGAACCGTCCAGTGCGAGAGAGCCCTCTCAAGCTACGGTTTCCTGGCAAAACATCCCACTACCGGCAACGCCATCCAGTCGCCTTACGTAGCGATGCTGGTGGAGTTCAGGAAGCAGATGTCGCAGTCCTGGTACCAGATATACCAGGTTGTGAAGGACAACATGGGGGCGAATGCTTCCGGAAACATGAATGATCCGATGGAGAGGCTGCTCTCCGGAAAGAGATAGACACGAGGACCATGGCTGAGGCTGTGGTCCTTTCTGATAAGGAGCAATTGAATGAAAAGATACAGAACAGCGGAGTCAGTCTGCATCGGGCATCCGGACAAGGTGTGTGACCGCATCTCTGATGCGATCCTTGATGCAGCGCTGGCGTTTGACGGGAAATCCCGTGTGGCTGTCGAGACCTTGGCGACAAGCGGAAAGATCTTTGTTGCCGGAGAAATCACATGCAGACGGAAGCTTGATGTCCGTCAGATTGTAAGGGACACACTCAAGGACTGCGGCTATGATCCGAACCGTTATGAAATCGGTGTGTTCCTGCATGCCCAGAGCCCTGACATTTCCGAAGGAGTTACACATTCCCTCGAATCCCGCACCTATAGGATGACGGAAGAGATCGGGGCAGGGGACCAGGGCACAATGTACGGCTATGCTACAAGCGAGACCAGAGAGATGCTTCCGCTTCCTCTTGTCCTTGCTCACCGCATCTGCTGGCACCTGGACAGGACACGCCTGGAAGGAACCATCAGAGGTACTCATTCAGACGGAAAGGCTCAGGTCTCTGTCGAATATGAAGATGAGAAACCGCTCCGAGTGTCTTCCGTCGTCATTTCCGTACAGCACGACGAGGAGAAGGATCTGAATGAACTGGAGGATGAAATCCGCGAGAGAGTCATTCCTGATGCTTTCTCCGACTTCCCGATCGATGACGAGACCAAGGTGTACGTCAATCCATCCGGCAGATTCGTCGAGGGTGGTCCTGAGGCAGACACAGGTCTTACTGGAAGAAAGATTATGGTCGACACCTATGGTGGACTTGCTCCACATGGTGGCGGGGCCTTCAGCGGGAAGGACTGCAGCAAGGTTGACAGATCCGCTGCCTACATGGCGCGTTTCATCGCGAAGCACATCGTCTACGCTGGAGTAGCCAAGCGCTGCACAGTTGCAGTCAGCTACGCCATCGGCAAGGCAAATCCTGTGGCCGTCGACATCGACACACATGGCACTGGTATCTTCCCGGAAGAAACCATTTCGAAGGCTGTGCAGAGTGTATTTCCTCTGAAACCTGGCGACATCATTGATTTCCTTGATCTGAGGGAACCTGGCTTCCAGAACACTGCAACCTACGGACATTTCATGGACACCTGCTTCACCTGGGAGGAAATCAACCCGACCTTGGCAGCAGAACTTCAGGAGGCATTGGAGAATGGCTGACAGAAACACACAGTATGAGCTTGTCGAGGTAGGCAGGCTCATACCTTACAGCAGAAATGCGAGGACACATTCTGATGCCCAGGTGGCACAGATTGCCGCTTCCATCAGGGAGTTCGGGTTCCTCAACCCTATCATCGTATCCTCCGACAACACGATCCTCTGTGGCCACGGCAGGTTCTATGCCGCACAGAAGCTTGGTCTGGAAAAGGTTCCATGCATCAGGGAGGAGTACCTTACCGAAGCACAGAAACGTGCCTATATACTTGCCGACAACAAGATCGGACTCAATTCCGGCTGGGACAATGACCTTCTGGCTGTTGAGCTTTCCGATCTGCAGGAGCAGGCCTTTGACCTGTCTCTGACTGGTTTCGACGATGCGGAGATCGAGCAGCTCCTCAGAACCGATGATGCAAAGGACGACAACTTCGATGTCGACAAGGAGCTGGAGAAGCCGGTCTTCTCCAAGCGAGGTGACCTCTGGGTGCTTGGCAGACACAGGCTCCTCGTTGGGGACTCAACCAATCCAGAAGATATCGACAGACTCATGGATGGAAAGAAGGCGAATCTGGTCGTGACCGATCCTCCATACAACGTCGACTACAAGGGCACCGCAGGTAAGATCAAGAACGACAACATGGAAGACCAGAAGTTCTATGAATTCCTTCTGGCTGCCTTCAGGAACATGGAGAGGGTGATGGCTGATGATGCTTCCATCTATGTGTTCCATGCGGATACCGAAGGACTCAACTTCAGGAAGGCATTCAGCGATGCGGGCTTCTATCTTTCTGGATGCTGCATCTGGAAGAAGCCTTCCCTGGTTCTTGGACGATCACCATACCAGTGGCAGCACGAACCGGTGCTCTACGGCTGGAAGAAGAAGGGCAAGCACAATTTCTATGCCGGTAGGAAGGAGACGACAATCTGGGAGTTCGACAAACCGAAGAAGAATGCCGACCATCCTACCATGAAGCCGATTGCGCTTCTGTGCTATCCGATCCAGAACTCCTCGATGACGAACACTCTTGTCCTGGACAGCTTCGGTGGCTCAGGCTCAACGCTCATCGCATGTGAACAGACCGACAGAAGCTGCAACACCATAGAGCTTGATGAGAAGTATGCGGACGTCATCGTCAACAGATACAGGGAGTTCATGAAGCAGAACGGAAAGAAGATTGACATGCATGTCATCCGTGACGGGAAGAAGCTCTTCTATGAAGAGGTCGCTCCTGTGGAAGAAGAGGAGGCATCCTGATGAACAGGACACAGACGGTCGTCACCATCCTCGTATGTCTCTTCGGTTCCGGTGGAATTGCCGTATGGCTTCTCAACCGTATGGCAAAGGTCTCCGATGACAGGAACCAGACGGCAAAGGACATAAAGGAAATCAAGGGCATCCTGGACAAGCTCCAGGACGGACTTTCTCTTGGATTGGAGAACGACATGGTCATCTTCAATGCCCTCCGGACCCACGAGATCAACGGTGAGAGTGAGGCCCAGGAGAAGAAGATGGAGAAGTACTTCATCACATTGCTTTCCAGGAAGGAGAGGTAGATGGGCGGAATCATCGTACTTGTAGCATTGGCATTTGCCGTTGGACTTCTGATGGAGGTCTACAAGAAGAAGGTTCGCAAGGACAGATGGAAGGACTGGGAGATCAGGCTTGTGGCCTATCTCCTCTCCATCGGTGGCGGGTTCCTGTCCTGGAAGGTCATCGATGTTGATGCTGTTCTTCCTGGGCTATGTTCCACACCTTGGCTGATCCTCCTTTTCTCGGTGTTCATCTACCTGCTGCAGCTCGATTCCTGCATGGGGTTCTGGAAGCCGCTTCTGAAGCGGTGGATGGAAAGGAGGCTAGATGGTTAAGACGATCATAACGGCTCTGGTTGCACTCTTCGGTGCATTTGCCATGGCTCTTGCCAGGGCTTCCGGCAAGGCATCCAGGGCAGAGGAAAAGGCCCAGTTTGAAAGACAGAAGGCAGAGCTGCTTGAAAGGCAGATGGAGACGGTCAATGAAGTACGGAAGGAACTCAAGCTCATCGAGAAGGAAGAACCGCCTAGGGTGGAGGAAGTTCCTCCCCGTGGCGACAGCGATTCTCGTCTTGATAGGCTCAACAGGCTGCACGACCACTGAGGTCCAGCCTAAGCAGGAAGACAGCTACACGCAGGTTCTTCTGAGCATGATCCCAGAGCTTCCAAAGGTGCCGGATTTTCCGGTCCTCAGCTGGTCCTATTCGGACGGCCTCTATTCCATTTCGGAAGAGGATGTGGACAGGCTTCTGGACTATGGGGAGAACAGGATCCCTCGGTTCAGATGGGAACTGGAACAGTACAGCAAAAGCCTTGAAACCATACTCGGACATCTCTCCGGAAGGTGAATGAACAATATGAATAAATAATTATATAGTAAGGAAATACACTTGCTATATATCCCGAAAAGAGTGATGTATATACACACAAGAAAGAAACACACCCTTGAAGGAGAAAAGCATGGTTTACAACACAAGATTCGGAATTGAGATCGAGTTCACAGGACTTACAAGAAGGCTGGCTGCAAAGGTTGTCGCTGGCACCATCGGAGGCGAGGCAGAGCACATCGGAACAGGCTATGACGCCTACGAAGTCAAGGCCCAGGATGGAAGGAAATGGAAGGTCATGAGAGACGCTTCCATCGTCTGCCAGACAAAGCAGAACGGAGAGGTCAGGGCAGCAAGCGACCTTCACAGCTGCGAGCTGGTTTCCCCGATCCTTACCTACAGAGAAGACATCGAGACACTCCAGCAGATCATCCGCAACCTGAGGAAGGACGGAGGATTCGCAAACACTTCCTGCGGCATCCACATCCATCTTGACGGCGCCAACCACACTGCAAGGACCATCAGGAACTTCGTGAACATCATCTACTCCAGAAACGACCTCTTCTACAGGGCCCTGGCAATCAACCCGAACAGAGTCCGCTACTGCAAGAAGCTGGAAGAGAGACTGGTCAATGAGCTTAACGAGAAGAAGCCGACTACACTCAAGGAAATCGAGGACATCTGGTATGCAGGCTACTGGGGAACCAGAAACCAGCACTACCATGACAGCCGCTACCATTTCCTCAACCTCCATAGTTTCTTCCATGGCCATCATACAGTGGAGCTCAGAGGCTTCAACGGAACCATGCATGCCGGAGAAATCAGAAGCTACATCGCCTTCGCTCTTGCCCTGAACCACCAGGCACTCAGCCAGACATGCGCAAGCGTCAGAAAGCCACAGACAGACAATGAAAAGTTCGCCATGAGGACATACCTCAACAGAATCGGACTCATCGGTGACGAATTCAAGGCCTGCCGCGAACACCTTACAAAGAACCTCACAGGCTCCGCAGCCTGGAGACACGGGAGAACAGCCTGAGGGCTGGCTCCCATAAACCCGCAAGGAGAAATGAAAATGGAAAGATACTACATTGCCTATGGAAGCAACCTCAACAAAAGGCAGATGGCGCTGAGATGCCCGTCTGCTGAAGCAATCGGAACAGCCGACATCAGAGGGTGGCGGTTGCTGTACAGAAGAACCTATCTGACAATCGAACCGAAGCAGGGACACCATGTTCCGGTCGGAATCTGGAAGGTGACGGAAGAGGATGAAAGAAGCCTGGACCGCTACGAAGGTTTCCCAAGGTTCTACATCAAGAAGGACTTCACGCTTGATGTGAAGCTGGCTGATGGAACCGTACGGAAGCTTCCATGCTTTGTCTATGTCATGGCTCCGGGATTCCCGGTTGAGATGCCGAGCCGTTACTACGTTGACACGGTCGAGTGGGGCTACGTGGACTTCGGACTGGACAGAAGGGTTCTGAGACAGGCGCTTCAGGACACGATGAGGGAGCTGCCGCAGAAGAAGCCTCTGTGGAAGGAAGCCATGGAGCTTCAGATGAAGGGCAAGCTTAGATAGAAGACCCGATGGGGTGTGTTTTGGGAGACCGGAGACGGCCTCCTTTCTTTTTCGGAGGACTAGATGACAGCGGAAGAACTGCTGATGGAAAACGGATATGAAGACGTGAAGTATTTCACGGATTTTTCCTATGATACTGCGATCATTGGAGTGACGGATGACAACAGGGTCGTCTATGACTTCAACAGGATGGTGGACTGGCTTGTGTCGGAGAAGAACATGGATGCTGATGAGGCTGTTGAATGGATCGAGTACAACACAATAAGAGCCATCCCGTATATGGGGGAAGGAGCACCAGTCATCATGTATCCTCTGCAGGAGGCATCCTGATGGCAAGGAAGGCATATAAGCCGACCGGATTCATGCTTGATACCTCCCACTATGACAAGGCAAAGGCCGACTATGCCGTGAGGTTCATCAACTGTCTGTGCCACACCAAGGGAACCTGGGCGGGGAAGCCGTTTGAGCTTCTTCCTTGGCAGGAACAGATCATCCGTGACCTCTTCGGTGTCGTCAAGCCTAATGGATACCGGCAGTTCAACACAGCCTACATTGAAATCCCGAAGAAGCAGGGCAAGAGCGAACTTGCTGCGGCTGTTGCATTGCTTCTTCTCTGCGGTGACGGAGAGCAGAGGGCAGAGATCTATGGATGTGCCGCAGACAGAGGACAGGCGAAGATCGTCTACGATGTCGCTGCTGACATGGTCAGGCTCTCACCGGCATTGTCCAAGAGATGCAAGATCAATGACTCCCAGAAGCTGATCAAATATCTGCCGACGAACAGCGTGTATCAGGTCCTTTCCGCAGAAGCATACAGCAAGCATGGTTTTAACATACACGGTGTTGTTTTTGACGAGCTTCATACTCAGCCGAACAGACAATTGTTCGATGTAATGACGAAGGGCAGTGGTGATGCCAGGATGCAGCCGCTGTACTTCCTGATCACTACAGCTGGAACAGATACACACTCCATCTGCTATGAGACCCATCAGAAGGCAAAGGACATCATGGAGGGCAGAAAACACGACAGTACGTTCTATCCGGTCATCTATGGGGCTGATCCTGATGAGGACTGGACTGATCCGAAGGTCTGGAAGAAGGCGAATCCTTCGCTTGGCATTACTGTCCCGATCGAGAAGGTCGAGGCTGCATGTGAGTCAGCCAGACAGAATCCAGGGGAGGAGAATGCCTTTAGGCAATTGCGCCTCAATCAGTGGGTCAAGCAGAGTGTACGCTGGATGCCAATGGAGAAGTGGGATGCCTGTGCATTCGATGTTCCAGATGAAGAGTTGGAAGGGCGAGTCTGCTATGGGGGGCTTGACCTCTCATCTACTACAGACATCACAGCATTCGTGCTCGTCTTCCCTCCGACCGATGATGACGACCGGTTCATCGTGAAGCCATGGTTCTGGATACCGGAGGACAACCTGGTCCTGAGGGTGAACAGGGACCATGTTCCATATGATATCTGGAACCGGCAGGGCTACCTGGAAACAACTGAAGGCAACGTCGTCCACTATGGCTTCATCGAAGCATTCATTGAGAATCTTGGCGAGAAGTTCAACATCAGGGAAATCGCGTTTGACCGCTGGGGAGCTGTACAGATGGTGCAGAACCTGGAGGGAATGGGATTCACGGTTGTTCCTTTCGGACAGGGATTCAAGGACATGTCTCCACCTACCAAGGAGCTGATGAAGCTCACGCTGGAGCAGCGGGTTGCTCATGGTGGGCATCCTGTCCTAAGGTGGATGATGGACAACATCTTCATCCGTCAGGATCCTGCTGGCAATATAAAGCCCGATAAGGAGAAGAGTACAGAAAAGATTGATGGCGCCGTAGCGACAATCATGGCATTGGATAGGGCGATACGATGCGGGAACGATACAAGTGAAAGTGTGTATGACTCGAGAGGCGTTTTGATACTGTGAAAGCAACCTGCTATGAAAGTCATTGTAAAGACGGCGTTTTCAGGATAAACTTCTTCAGCATATTCAAGGGGAAAGAAATGAGAAAAGTATTATTGTTTACTATGGTTGCTTTGGTTGCATCTATGTGCTTTGCAGCAACAATTACAGATGCGAACATGTATTATAAGTACAATCTGTTGGAAAAGGCAAAAGAATCCTACATCGACGTGATTCTGAATGGAAAAGATTCTGAAAAAGCAGAAGCATACTATCAATTAGGAAACGTTGTCTATGAAGAAAACAACCTTTCCTTGGCCTTGGAAACATGGAATGAGTTGATTACCAAATACCCAAACTCTTCATATGCGACAATAGTAAAGGAGAGAATCTCTGTTCTAAAAGATGTTATTGGAGAGACTGGTACAGATCTTCTCAACAATGCTGTAGCAAAATCATACTTGAAAAATGGTGACTTTTGGTCAAAGGGTAAAGATTCTGTATTCTCTATTGATTCAAGCTGGATTGGTAATGTAGAAGCTGCTATGTTCTGGTATCAGAAAGTAATCGATGAATACCCAAAAACATCTGCGGCGGAGACTGCATACTCTGAAATGTTAAAAACTATCCTTGGATGGCAAGCAAGTAAGTATACATCATATGGTATTGCTGGAGATTTCAAGAAATGGATGCCTATCATGTTGGAAAAATTTGCTGCCTTCGAAAAGGATTTTCCAGAAGCTTCCACGCTACAAGCTTTCCGCTATCAGATCGCACAGTGTTACTGGGATAATAAAGACTGGGCAAATACTAGACTTTGGCTTAACAAGATTATTGCAGCTTCATCTGGGGATTCATTCTATAAGGATCTTGCGGAAAGACGATTGCAAAAGGTTGAATACTAAAATAGTTTTTTGTTGCGACAAGCACCTGCAGAAAAATGCGGGTGCTTTTTTGATGCTTTAAGGAAGCAAAAATGAAACTGAACATATTCAAATCACGAGACAAGCCCCGGAACTCAACGCCGGGGCAGTCCTATTCATTTCTCTTCGGCGGTTCATCCTCCGGAAAGAACGTAAACGAAAGGTCTGCCATGCAGATGACCGCTGTCTATGCATGTGTCCGTATCCTATCAGAGGCCATCGCTGGTCTTCCTCTCCATCTTTACCGTTATGGAAAGGATGGAAACAAGGAGAAGGCGATGGACCATGCGCTCTATCGACTGCTGCATGATGAACCGAATCCGGAGATGACCTCATTCATCTTCAGAGAGACCCTTATGACGCATCTGCTCCTCTGGGGCAACGCCTATGCGCAGATCATCAGAAACGGGAAGGGCGAGGTCATAGCTCTTTATCCTCTGATGCCGAACAGGATGAAGGTCGATAGGGATAAGGCAGGCAGCCTCTACTACGAATACACAAGGTCCAGTGATGATGCTTCGACCATGAATGGCAGCACCGTCATCCTGAAGCAGACCGACATCCTTCATATCCCAGGACTTGGCTTCGATGGCCTTGTCGGTTATTCACCGATTGCCATGGCCAGAAATGCCATCGGCCTTGCAATGGCCACTGAGGAATATGGAGCCAAGTTCTTCGCGAACGGCGCACAGCCTGGTGGTGTACTCGAGCACCCTGGAATCATCAAGGACCCTGCAAGGGTGAGGGAGTCCTGGAACAGCGTCTACCAAGGCTCTGGAAACTCTCATCGTATTGCTGTCCTTGAAGAAGGCATGAAGTATACGCCGATAGGGATTGCTCCAAACGAGGCACAGTTCCTTGAAACAAGGAAATTCCAGATTGATGAGATTGCAAGGATATTCAGAGTCCCTCCTCATATGGTTGGAGACCTGGAGAAATCATCCTTCTCAAATATCGAACAGCAGTCGCTGGAATTCGTGAAATACACATTGGACCCTTGGGTGATCAGATGGGAGCAGAACCTGGCGAAGGCATTGTTCTCTGAGGAAGAGAAGAAAGACTATTTCTTCAAGTTCAATGTCGATGGACTTCTGAGAGGTGACTATGTGTCCAGGATGAACGGCTATGCCGTAGGCATCCAGAACGGATTCATGTCTCCGAATGATGTGAGATCGCTGGAGAACATGGATCTCATCCCGGATGAAGAGGGTGGAAACATCTACGTGCTGAACGGCAACGTAGTCAAGCTAAAGGAAGCAGGTGCTGCATACAAAGGAGGCGGCAATGCCAATACAGAATAGAAAGCGGTTCTGGAACTGGACCGAAATCAAGAACGAGGATGGAGCACCTTCTGAAGAGAGGGTGCTTTTTCTTTCAGGTGCCATTGCAGAGGAAAGCTGGTTTGACGATGAAGTCACTCCAAAGCTCTTCAAGGACGAACTGATGTCAGGAAAAGGGGACATCACCGTATGGATCAATTCCCCAGGTGGTGACTGTGTCGCGGCAGCACAGATCTACAACATGCTCATCGACTATCCGCATAACGTGACCATCAAGATTGACGGCCTTGCCGCATCCGCTGCATCCGTCATCGCCATGGCGGGCACCAAGGTCCTTATGAGCCCTGTAGGGCTTCTGATGATCCATAACCCGCTGACCATGGTTGCAGGGGACTCTGCGGAGATGCAGAAGGCAATCGAGATGCTGGACTCTGTGAAGGAATCCATCATCAACGCTTACGAAATCAAGACAGGTCTTTCAAGGAACAAGCTCTCCCGTCTCATGGATGAGGAGACCTGGATGGATGCAAAGAAAGCTCTGGAGCTCGGATTCATCGATGGAATTCTTGAATCATCCGAAATGGCCGGTGCACCTATCAGGGATGCTCCTGTCATGTATTCCAGGAAAACCGCAGCAAATGAACTCAGAAACAGGATCTCGGCAAGGATGCCGAAGAAAGAAGTAAAGGATGGACGCAGGGTCGAGGACCTTTTGGAGCGTCTTCATCTCATTGAGAACTAGAAGGAGGATTGCTATGACAATCAATGAACTCAGAGAAAAGCGCATGACCACAATCAAGGCATGCAGACAGTTCCTCGACTCCCACAGAACGGAGAGAGGCACCCTCACAGTAGAGGATGACGCAACATACTCCAGAATGGAGCAGGAGATCACAGACCTGGGCAAGGAGATTGCAAGGCTGGAGAGACAGGAAGCACTCGATGCAGAGCTTTCCAAGCCGCTCAGCAATCCGCTTACATCTCGTCCTTTCTCTGCCCCTATGGACAAGAAGAATTTCAGGGCAATGGATGAATACAAGTCTTCCTTCTGGAATGCCATGAGAAGCAAGTATCTCAGACCTGAGGTTGTGGATGCTCTTCAGATCGGTACTGATACAGAAGGCGGATATCTCGTTCCAGATGAGTTCGAGCGCACACTTGTGAAGGCTCTTGAGGATGAGAACATCTTCAGAACAATGGCCAAGATCATCCGCACTGCATCCGGTGACAGAAAGATTCCTCTTGTTTCCGGTCATGGCGAAGCAAAGTGGATTGACGAGGAAGGCCCATTCACAGAATCCGACGAGACATTCGGCCAGATTACCCTTGGCGCATACAAGGTAGGAACTCTCATCAAGGTATCTGAGGAACTCATCAACGACAATGTGTTTGACCTCGAATCCTACATTGCTACAGAGTTCGGACGCAGAATCGGTGCAAAGGAAGAGGCTGCATTCTTCTCCGGTGACGGCAACGGAAAGCCAACCGGTATCCTCAATGCAACCGGTGGTGCCCAGCTTGGTGTCACTGCTGCATCTGCAACTGCCATTACCGCAGATGAGGTCATAGACCTGTTCTATTCCCTTAGGGCTCCATACAGAAAGAATGCCGTATGGGTTCTCAACGATTCCACTGTGAAGGCCATCAGAAAGCTCAAGGATTCCACCGGTCAGTATCTCTGGCAGCCATCCCTCACTGCTGGCACTCCAGACACCATTCTCGGCAGACCGGTCAAGACATCCGTCTGCATGCCTGAGCTTGGTTCCGAGAAGAAGGCCATTGCATTCGGCGACTTCAGCTACTACTGGATCGCAGACCGCGAGGGCAGAACCTTCAGAAGACTCGGAGAACTCTATGCGCCAAACGGTCAGGTAGGTTTCCTTGGTTCCCAGAGGGTTGACGGCAAGCTGATCCTCCCTGAGGCAGTCAAGGTTCTCCAGATGAAGAAGTCTGCAACATGATCGTCTCTGTAGACCAGTTCAATGCCTATAGCGGCAACTATGAGGACAAGGAACCAGCGGTGGAGGTGAAGAAGCTCTTCCTGGAATCCGCGGAGGAGATTGTGGAGGGGTATCTCGGTTACGATCC